CGCCTGGATGGACACGTTTAGATTTCCCCACCAGGTCCCATCGTCCATGGGAATCAGTTCATCGCTTCCGCGTTGGATCATGGCCTCGTAGGTGATGGAGGACATCCCGTAGGGCATCTCCACCGTATGGCTGTTGACGGGGGCAGACAGGACTTCAAACAGGGCGTCATACTCGTTGACGGTCAGGTCTGAGGTGGTAATGACCAAGTCGTAGTCGTAATAGGTGCCCACCAGGTCCCGCTCATAGTCGCCGGAGAGCATATCTCCGGCGTTGGCGCCGTCCGGGATGCGGAAAGAGCGTTTCAGGCTCTCCACGCCCACTCCGGAAAACCCTCGGCCATCAATTTTGAATAGATACTCCATTACTGCACCCCCTGCCCGACTCGGGCGTCCTCAGCGTCCATGGCGGGCTTGAACAGCTGCGCCAACGGCGCAAGGTCTCCTTCTGCTTTGATGACAATGGGACGCCGGTCTATGATCTGGACCGGCTGCCCGTTTCCGACGTTTCCGCCTCCATAGCTTGCAGATGGCATGGCGGAATATGCCGCAGAGGGCGCCATAGCCGCCGTGGCAAAAGACGTGCGCTCTGCCGCTGCGGGAATCGCGCTCTCCAGGGAGCGGAGCATCCGTGTGCGGCTCACGGCGTTGGAAAGTCTCTTGTGATCCTCCGCCGCAATGCTGAAAGACGAAACGCCGCCTGCTTCGTCTGCGGCCGCCGCCGGCGCGGAGCGGACCATGCCGCCCTGGGTTTTACCATTGGCCGAAGTCCGGCCGCCGAACAATTCTGTTACGGCCTGAAAAACCCCTCTTCCAAGGGATTCCACGGACTCGATAATTCCGTCGATGATCGCCTTTCCAAGCTGCGCACCTGCATCCAGCAAAGCTGGAATTGCATGAAGCAGCGCTTTTACGATGGCGACGTTAAGCCTCATCCAGATCTGAGGAGCCCGTTCGATCAGCTTCGGGATCGCCTTCAAAAATCCCTCCTCAACCGCTACCACGAGCTGTATACCGGCGTCGACCAGCATGATAAGATTATCCGGGTCCACCAGCAAATCAATCAGATTTAAGATCATATCCGTAACTGCCGGGATGATCTCCGGGAGATTGTTTGATAGTCCAAAGGCCAAACTTCGTATAATCAGCAGTGCCGCGTCAGCAAGCGCCGGAAGGTTTGCGGTAATAAAATCAGAGATAGCCCCAACAATATCCGGAAGCATAGATGTGAATTTTAGAATCGCACGGGAGAGCCCGTCCGCCAGGTATCCGATAATCTCTGGGCCGGTTTCTGTCAAAATACTGGCCGCATCTATAAGTGCATCGACAAACGCACCGATTAATGTCGGAATCTTCTCTATGATGACGGGAAGCGCGTTGATGAGCGCATTGGCAAGGTAGTCCACAATCTGCACGATTCCGTCCAACAGCTGCGGAATGGCATTCATCATACCTGTGCCCAGTGTGGACAGAATCTGCATTCCCGCATCCAAAAGCTGTGGCATTGCACCGATGATTGTTGAAATCATCTCCGGCAGAACCGCCGCAACGCCGTTGGCCAATGCCGTTGCTCCGTCAATCAGCGCGGGGAGCAGTGTCTCCAAAATCCCCGGTATGTATGGGAGAAGCCCCTGAATAAGCTCTGCTATCCCAGTCGCCAGCCGGGGCAGGAGTTCCTGGATCCTAGGGACCAAGTTGTCCATGACAGTGATGACGCTGTCCACTAGGTTCTGTGTCAGCTGTCCAATATCCTGGTCGCCGTCCGCCATGCCGGTGATAAAGTTCGCCCAGGCGGCCTTCATGGAGTTCACGCTGCCCTCAATGGTGGTGGCTGCCTCCAGGGATGTGGTACCGGCAATCCCCATCTGTTCTTGTACAACGTGGATCGCCTCCACAATGTCAGCAAAAGACGAAAGGTCGAACTTCCTACCGGCTAGCTTTTCCGCGTCCGCAAGAAGACGTTCCATCTCCTGCTTTGTGCCGCCGTACCCCAATTTGAGGTTGTCCAACATGGTATAGTTCTGCTTGGCGAACCCCTGATAGGCGTACTGAATGGACTCCATAGAGGTGCCCATTTTGTTGGCATTGTCCGCCATGTCAATAATGGCCTTGTCTGCCGTTTCTGCGGCCTTTTTGGTGTTTCCACCAAGACTTTGCAGCAAGCTGGCAGAGAAGCTGGTGACGGTCTCCATGTACTGGTTTGCAGATAATCCAGCGGTCTTGTATGCGTTATTTGCATACTTCATGACAATATCGCTAGAATCTTTGAACAGCGTTTCCACGCCACCGGTCAACTGCTCATAGCTGGCATAGGCGTCTACGGCCACCTTTGACAATCCGCCAATGGCTGCAGAGGCCGCGCCAATGACTGCGGTGGTTCCAAGAAAGCTGACCTTTGCAACCTTTCCAATCTTTGAAAAGGCAGAGCTCGCAACGCTGCTCAACTTCGAGACGCTGGAACTAAACGATTTTTGATCGACCTCCGCGCCGATTTTTACAGTACCGTCATTTGCCAATGCTCCTGCCTCCTCGGGTCATGGCACTACGGCACTTTTAACTCGAAATCCTTTTTACATATTTTGCATTTCAACCAAATGTCACTTGCTGTCGCTTTCGGCCCCAGTAATATCCTGCTGTCCACCACGCCGCAGTGCGGACATTTGATTTTTTGCCTCTTGGAATCTTCGTTTGACATAGTCCCTCATGTCCTGCTCGGTTTGGTGTTTTGCCTGTTTCCCAAGGCTGTACCGGGCTTTCTGCTCCACGTAAAAGCGCCGCTGCTCTTTTGGCACGTCTTTCAGATCCACGGTCCGATACCGCATGATTTTACACAGTTCACAATCATCCGGCAGCGCCTTGAACAGGGACTTGAAAGTCCACCAATGCAGCGGGGCCGTGGTCAGGTCAATGTGGTACGCCCCCATGAATGCGGCATAGATGTATTCGCTGTCCTGCTGGAAGTCAAAGGCCATGGGACGGGCCCTTTGAGCGGCCACGTTCTTTTCCTTGCTCTCTGCCGTGTAGAAGGTCAGCATAGCGTCAAGGGAATCCTGTGAAAGCGGTAAACTCAGTCTGTCCATAAAACTGGCTAGGTGCTCCGCCTTCTCCCGTTCCTGCCCATCTCCTGTCAGAATGGATTGAAACTCTACCCACACCCGGAAATCCGCGTCAATGGGATATTCCCGACCATTGACCACGATGGCCTCAGGCGGTGCCTGGTACAGGCTCATTTCTTTTGTGCTATCAGCGGAGCCACGGTAAGCAGTTTTTGAATCTCAGGGTTTTTTAGCAGCTCCCGGGCGGCGGACATCTGAGATTCCACCTTTGTCCTCTGAGCCGGGGCGTTGTAGACGCTAATGATATCCATAGCTGCTTTCATCAGCTCGTTGGTGTCCACTTCCTCCACCGCTGGGAAAGCATCTGGAGCCATGAACTCAACGAACGAGTGAATAGTCTCCACGACAGACCGCCGGGATAGCTCCCCAGCGCTGTATTTTGTGTCCAGTTCGCTGATTTCCTCAATCCGCTCATCCACCGCCAGCGTTCGGGCGGGCAAGACGTACTCTTTGCCGTTGATTTTTACCTTGTATGTCATGGCGCTTCCTCCTTAGACACTCGCCGCAGCGGCGTATGTGTACTCGGTGGGCTTCACGCCCACGCTCCGCAGGTCAATGGAAATCGCGGAGTTCTCCCCGGCGTTGCCGCCGCCGTCGCTGTTGACGATGATGGACGCCGTGCCCTTTTCCCCCTTGCCGGTCAACACAGAAAAGTAAATATAGGGAACAATGACCGTCTGTCCGGTGCCATGGGCCACCCGCAGGGAGAAGCAATAGTCTTGGAACGGGTCGCCGATATACCGGTCGCCGGAAACGGCAAAGGTGCGCTGAGTGCCGGTTTTGGTGGTGGACAGGCCGGTACGGATGTACTGAGAATCCTTTGTCACCGGGTTCATTTGCGGGTCCAGGCCGGAGATTCCCAGCTGGACAACGGTGTAATCTTCTTCCGTATCGCCCTCTTCCAGACCGATTCCCACCGCCAGCACCCAATCGTCATTCGTTGCGAAGCCCTCAAAGGTGTCGGACGGTGTGTAATCCTTCATCAGTTCAGATACTTTCATGATTTCCTCTCCTATTCATAGTACCGGACCCGGCATTGGCACATCAGTTTCGCGGCGCTTCCAGCGGCGTTTACCCCCGCCGGGTTCGGCATGTTTTGCAAATTTTCAATGGACAGGACTTGACAGCCCTCAAATTGCGGGAAATTCCTCAGCCGGTTTTGCTCTGTGATCCACTTCATAAACGCCTGGGCGTTTTCCATTTGAGTGATATTGGCGTTACTGGTGCCTGGGTCCTGGGGAACCATCGAGACAAGGGCAAAATCATACCGCTTGATTCCGTGGCCCCGGAGCTGTCTGGTCTCCCACTCCTCGCCGTATACCGTCTGGACACTGACATTTCCGGTTTTGTCGGTGATGGTGTTGAAGTGGAGGAAAGACCGCAGGCCGGGGTATTGTTTCAGATACTCCACCATAGCTTCATGTTTGCTCATGGGATTAACGCCTCCTCAGGTAGGCTTCAATATCCTTGCACAGGTCGCCCTTGTGGGCGGCCATCGCCGCCGCTTCCCAATGGGAGGTAGCTAGGGGGTGGCGGTCTGTGCTGTAGTGCAAGTGGGTGCTTGTCGGGTACTTGGAGTGGTTCGGAAGGGCGTATGTGCTTCCCCGCTCATCCACAAAAACCACCCCTTCCCACTGGAAATGCGCATAAGGAGACTTGTAATGGACGTATTCCGGCGTGATATCCACCGTTTGGTCCAACATACCGCTGTCCATTGGCACATAGTCGGAACAATACGCATGGAGGCGGGTGTGGGCGTAAGTCCTGGCGGCATCGTCAAAAATCCGGTCTAAAATCTGTTGCGGGCTCCGGTTCCACCTAATTTCAATACTCATACGCCCTCCAATCGGTAGTGGGGGAGAGGTCCAACCGTGTTGTCCTTGAACAGCCGGACCTCAAAAGCGTCTGGCCGATAATGCTCCACCACGGCCTGTACCGTCTCCGGGGTGATCTCCTCCGCCGCCTCGCCCCGGATGATGTAATCCCCGGGGGAGAAGGTAACGCCCTCCATGTCCGGATTCCACTCCTGGTACGGTCTGTAATCCTTCTGCTGAGGGAGGCGGACCAGATAGGAGCCGCCCAGGGCAATCTCTGTGTCAGACTGCCCCTGCGTCCTCTGGACGGACCAGAAACACCCCTTGAGCACCGTCTTTTTCCAGGCATCTAGGCGGTCCGGGCTATCCAGTCCAGACCGCTTGTTCAACACCGTGACGGTCTCGTTCCATGTGGGAAGCGGGCCAGCGTTCAGAAATCCCATTTATATCACCACGCTCACCAGTTCTACAGGCAGAATCTCAACAACCTGGCCGTATACAGACCGCATGATTTCCTCGTCCGTCTTCGCGTTCTGGTAGGACACAGAGACCCCGTCGTTGGAGTAGCTGGAAATCGCCTGCTGATTCCGCTCAACGGCGTCAAGGCTGTTGATCACCAGCGTCATGCACAGGCGGATGTCACAGTCCGCTTCCTTGATTCGTCCCTGTGTCCAGTAGTCCAGCTTAGCCCGGGCACGCCGCTCCAGCAGGGGGAAAGCGGAAAGTTCCGCCGTTCCCCCGTGGGACAAATACTGCTGATAGGTCAGGTACTGGCTCATACCTGGTTGGATCTCCGGACAGCGGAGCGGACGGACGTGCCCTCAGCAACGGCAGGAGGAGTTACAGCCGGGCCAGTGAAGCTGATTACCGCAATAGCGTCGATGTACTCCGCAAACAGAGTCATGCCCATAATGGCGAAGCTTTCGGACACCGCGGTGTGGTAGTTGCCCTCGGTGTGGAAGCCGATCAGGTTGGTCTCGCCATCGGTGGTGTAGCTCAGGCCCGCCCGGGCGAAATCACTGGTGGCCGGGTCCACGAAATAGAGCACAATGTTATCCAGCGGCGTGGCAATGAACTTGCCGGGGGCGATTTCATCGTCAGACAGCAGGAAAATGGTGTTGAAGCCCATAAAGTCCTTGAGATACTGGAACCCGAACTGATTCTGAATGGTGATATCCGCCGCGCCGATATACTTGTAAATATCCATGATATTGGCAAAACCCACCACGCCGGTTACGGTCCGGTGCATCTGCTTGAACTTGTTTTCCACAGCCCCCTTGGCCATAGCGATAGCCATCTGGAGGTTCTCGTAGCTGCCGGTGAGCTTGCCGGTGTTCAGGTAGGTGTAGAAGCGTCCGGTCACGTTGGTCTGAAGCTCAAAGAGGAAAGCATCATCGGTCATCTGAACGGCAACATCATAGCCATGATCCTTAATGCTTTCGATGGAGACAGCCTTTGCGTACTTCTCGATGGTCATCTCCTGATAGGGGGTCTCGTGGATTTCTGCCTTGCTGTAGGGAATTTCGTCACCCTCGGGGATGTTGCCGTCCTGGAGGACCAGGGTGGCGGTCTTGCTCTTGAGCACAGCCCCCGGCTCCTTGCGGATGGGGCGCATAATGCCCATAATCTCCCGGAGGTGTTCCCATTTCCGGGCGAAGCGAGTTACAAAGTCGATCTCGCGGGCCGCTACCTGGAGATCGGCTCTTTTGGTCAGGTTTTCCTTTGCCATGTGTTATTCATCCTTTCTATACAGTCCAATATTGGCGGCAATTGCCGCCTGACGCTGGCCTGCGTCCTTGATTTTGTCGATTTCCTCACGGGTCATAGGCTTGCCCTGGTGGTTGTCCGCCTTGGGAATCTTCAAGGGCTCCTGCTGGGGATTCTTGAAGATTCCGTCGGCGTCCTTGGTCATAGCCTCGAAGAGCTTGGCGGGGGACTTGCCCTTGTTGGCGGGGTCTGCGATAGCCTGTTTCAGCGCCGCAACATAGTGGGCGCGGGTGGGGCCGTTGACAAACTCCTTGCCCTCCAGGGCCTGCTCAGCGGCGGCGGTTAGGATTTGGTCGGCGCGGGATTCCTCCTCCGCCTTTCGGCGTTCGGCTTCGGCCTGCTTGTACTTTTCCAGCTCCTCAGCCACCTTTTTGGCGTCGCCGTCGGCCTTCTCCAGGTTGGCAATGATTTTTTCCTTCTCCGTCAGCTGGCCCCGCAGGCTTTCCAGCTCCTTGGCCTGGTCGGAAAACTTCCCCTTGGCCACATACTCGCCGCCGGACAGGTCCGCCAGCTTCATGTCCTTGGTTTTGGCCTGGAACTCTTCAAAGGTCAGGGCCTTGCCGTCAAAAATGCTTGTAAAATCCATAGTCTGTCCTTTCTGCCCCGAAATGGTTTTGATTTGTAAAGCCGCTGCACCACAGCGCGGGAGCTGGTGCTTTTAAACCTCCGCACCTGGAGGAATGTTGTATATTGGGGAGCTCTTGGCGGCCTTGCCGCCTAGAGATACCGAATATTCCCCTTGCGGGAAAAACCGCCTGAGCGGGTTTTACCAAAAGAAAAAGCGTGGTCACTCACCCATTTCTGGATGAATAACCACGCTCGGTCGTTACGCTGAAACGCTTATCAGCGCCAAACTGTATTCTGCAAAATATTTTCAAAAAATGCCTTGACAAATTTAATATATAGGTATATACTTATATAAACATCAAATTGAAGGACTGATATAATGAACGCAAAAATTAAGCCTGGAAAAACCGCCGTCATTACGTGTGATATCAGTATGCACGGTTTTGGGATCGGTGAAAAAGTAATCGTTGGAGGGCATCACCCGGAGTATGTCAGAGAGGATCTCGGCTACATCAATGTTTATCGTTGCTACGCAGCAAGAGAAAGCGGGAAAAACCCTTGTAAGAGAGGAATTAAGCTCGTTAGGGAGTATGAAATGTTTTCTGATTGTGAGGCGTAAAATGACAACAACCGCGCAAAAAAAAGCATCGTCAAAATATGATTTAAAATCAACAAAAGGAATCTATTTGAAATTAAACCTAAAAACAGACGCCGATATCATCAAAAAGCTTAATCAAGTTGATAATGTTCAAGGCTATATAAAAAACTTAATTCGAAATAGTATTTAGCTTACAATTTTCCGCCCCCTAACCGGGGCGTTTTTCTTTTGTTCTGACTTCCTCCCTCCGCACCTTCACAACCTTTACGCCGTCCTTGACGGGTATCAGCTCCACGCGGTCTCCTCTGGCAAGGGCGGATTCAACTGCCTTGATAGTCTTTTTATCAACCAAATTCTAACACCTCGCAAATATCATTTAGAGATTTCCCGTCAATAAACTTGGTATTCATTGCTTCCAAAATAGTGGAAACCGTTGTCTCAATCCCATCAAAGCAAAGAGAGATGTTATTTCTGTTAAAGGGGCAAATGGACCCGTTGCGTCCGTTATACTGAAAATCAATATCCTGTGTTAGGCTGTCAATCCATTCATACAAAGCATCCCGACTCATAAAATGTCACCATTCTCCTTCCTCTCCTCATCGGTTAAATCTCTTGCAGGTCTATCAACTATTTTCCCATCTTTCCAAATAATATCGTGGGCATGTTCCCCATGCACTCCAAATGGATGTGTTTTGGGGTTTCCATGTGGCCCGCTACTAATTTGTTTTATCAAAAATCCGCCCGCATCATAAAATGAACGGTCTGTTTGTCTACCAGCTTGAGAAAGTGTATCAACGACGGAAAACGGCTCTCTTTGGAGTGATATACGAGGGTGCTTTTCCCCTATAAGATCATCTGTAACAAAAATTGTACCGTCTTCATTATATCTGTATCCAGTCCTTTTTTCAAGTATCTTAGGCGCTTTTTCCACCGTCGCCCCCGTCATGGACCGCGTCCTCTCCGGCCTTGGCGTCAGCCCTGCCTTTTCGCAGAAGCTCTTGTACTCCCGGCCCAGCGCGGCGGACCGCTTCCGGGCCTGTGTCGCCCCGATCTTATCCCCCGCGGCCACGCAGGCGTCCCGTTCATCCTTGGCGTACCGGATCGCCGTCTCCAGCTGCCGCTGTTTCTGGCTGGCTTCGTAGCGGGTCATGGTCTTGCCTCTGTACTCAACCGGAGCATTGGACCGGGCGTTGATTTCCGCAAGCTCCTTGTCGCTGTGGACCGGCCTGGAGACACCCAGAATAATGGGGGTGGCGAAATGGTGGCAATTCAGCGTGCCGATTGGACGCTGTAACCGCTGATTTAGCCGTTCATACTCCTTGTTGCTGAACTGCCGCCCCTGGATGGGCTGGTGGTCTGGAGCGCAGAGCCCGTGGGCGGAAATCTCTACCCCGTCTGCCCCGAACTCCTTCCCCGTCTCCTCCATCATATCGGCGTTCAGCCGGCGCACACCCTCCAGGATGTTCATGCGGGCCTGGCTGTCCAGCCGCCGGGAATAACCGCTTTCAAAGGTCACACGCCGCATCCCGCTCCGGACCATGTCCCGCACCGTGGATCGCATGGCGGTCTGATAGTCCACGGTGCCTGTCCTCACAAATGTAATAGCCCGGTCTATGGCGCTGATGTAGTACTCCCGCAGGGGGACCACCCGCTTGCCGCGCTTGAAGCCCACCATATAGGTGTGGCTCAGGTTGGATGTGCCGTCCATTGCCACCCGCTTGGCCGATTCCACAAAAGCAATCAGGTTCGCCCGGCTCTGGTAGCTTTTCAGCTTCTCCATACCTCGGGCGGCATAGTAGGTGTTGGCAAAATCTATGTTTTCTTCCGCCACCTCCTCAAACAGCTGCTGAACCTCTTTCTGGTTCATAGCCATAATGCGGGCTATTTCCTTCTCTATGGCGTCCAGGTCCGCCCCGGCGTACTCGATCACGCTCATAAGCCGGTGGCTGTCAGAGGCGCCAATATCGCCGATCTCCTTGATTCTCTCGCAGAGACGCAGAACCACATAGCGGTTCAGCGCTTCCAGATTTTCCACAATGTTGTCGGGCAGGCCCTCTATCCAGGATTCATTTAGTGGGCGGCTCATACCGCTCCAGCCTCCTGCCACACTTTCCAGATTTTCGGGCCCTGGATTGCAATCCAGTCTACCATTTCCTCGTTTCTGGCCCATGCGTCGCTTTCACCGCTATTCGCAGAAAGCCCGCTCTCTCCAAGAAATACGTGGACAATTTCATGCCGCAAGGTCGTTTTCGTCTGGCTCTCGCACGCCTGGTCAGTTTCGTGCTCCCAGTCCGGGTATGTCGCCATGTCGCAGAGCACGATTTCATGGCCTGTGTAACTGCAATACCCATTTACATCGTACCGCTTAAAAGTTTCGTCATCGTCATATTTCTTAACGATAATGGTGTACTCAGTTCCCAAAACGTTGATTTTCATTCTGACTTCCTCCTTCATTCATCCCCGTCTCCTCCAGCAGGTCAGCGGCGCTCTCCTCGGCGATTTGCCCAACTCTGAATTTGGATTCCGCGTAGGGCTCGTCCATCAGCCAGGACCGAACTTCCGCTTTCTCCACGGCGCCAATACCCTGGGCCATCATCAGCTGGTTGAAATGCTCCGACATCTGCTCTATGTAGCCGTCGGACCAGCTAAACTGCACGTTCCACGGCCCGATGGGCGAAAGATTGTTCCGGTTGACAATCGCATCCACGGCGTCTAGGAGGTCGTTGGTGCCCTTCTCCAGCTGGCGGCGGAATTTGGTAATCATAGCAAAGGTATTGTTCAGCACCGCCCGCATTTCTGTTGCTGTGGCGTATGAGGTGGTGGGTGGGGTAAGAATGCCCTGAGAAAGCCCGGCCAGCAGCTCCACCATTTTAAAGTTGACCTCAATGCCGTTCTCCAGGTCGGCGGAGCGGATATCAGGGATGTGCTCCTGAATCAGACCCTCTTTCCCACCCACGCCCTTGACCAGCATGAACATGTGCTTCTTTTTTTCGTCCGGGTATCGCAGATTCCCTTTTTCATCCCGGTCCATCAGGGTTTTGTCAATGAAAACCATCTTCTCCCCGCTGGCATACTCTCGGTTAAAGCGGTTGTAGGCTTCCACCGCCTGCTCCATAACGCTGTCCAGCCCGTGGGTGATTTTTATGCCATTTGGCCCGTTCACGTCCTTCCGGTTGACCGTCGGACACTTGTACCGTCCAAACAGCGGCTTGCTTACATTTGGGATTTTTTCCTCCGGTTTGATACTGGCCCACACTGGGACCTCGGTTAGAGCGATTTCTTTTCCGTTCTTGTAGGCCGTGTTGAGGATTACCAGCGTGTCAACCATCTGCCCAGATTCAGTCTCATCCTGGCGCACCATCTGCGTCTCAAACCGCTCATACAAGGTATTGTATTCGTCCTTGAATTCCCCTACCTTCATGATACAGGCCAGAATATCATTCCCGATGGATTCACAGACTACGAAATTGCTGTTCTTGATAATGTCCACGCCCAGGCGTTTCCCGTCGGTGTATGGCTTGACGATACAGTCCCCGGTCCCCAGGGCCACCTCCGCCGCCGCGTCCAGCCGGTCACCGGTATAGTAGTCCAAAAACTCCTGCATATACCGGGCCCGTGCGCTGTCCCCCTCAATGGTGATATCGCTGTCCTGTAAGGTCAGCGTGGATAGCTTATTTGATATGACAGCCGTTAAAGAAATACTTTCGGTGTCACAGTAATCGTCCGCCGTGTTAGGCTTCGGCTGGAGCGACAGCCCCAGACTCTCAGCAAGTTTCAGGAATATCTTTCGGATAAAATTCATGGTATCATCCCCAGTTCAGCCAATCAAATTCACGGGCCAGTATCGTATGGCAAAAATAGCGTGTGTCGTCCATGGCATGGTCGTTTTCTTTGACAACCTCCTCGACCAGATTGTCGTTTTTGTCAGTATCCCAGGCGTACAGCCCAAACTCGCTGATACAGTCGGTGCAGGCTTTCCCTATTTTAATCCGTCCAGCCGCCAAGAGCGTGGAGACGGTCGAAATGCCATTCATAACATCGTTGACGGCATTCACCACGGAATAGCGGTCATGCCGGTAAATTGTGGTTTTGAAGCTGGCAGCGGAGGGGTCAACCACAATCAACTCTATAGGCAAGTCTCCGGCCAGCTTTTCAATGGCTGTGTAATGCTCCTCGTCGGTCCTCTGTCCGTGCTTCCGGCCATTGTAGTAATACTCCCACCAGCGGTATGCCACACCCTTGTAAACGGCCCACAGACCAGCAGAGAAGGGATTCAAAGTACCGTAGTCGATTGAGATGTAATACAGCGTTCCGGGCCTTGTGGTGCCGTTCCCGTCCAGCCAGGGGGTCTTATCGGTGATATGCTCCTTCTCCTTGAAATTCGGATAGACAAGCCCGGTAGGGTCTACCCACAGCCCTCGGACGTACCAGTCGTAAAAAATCCCGGTAAACCGGCTCCGGTACTGCTCCAGCGTCTTTTCGCTGAGGGACGGGTTGTCCGTCATCTCGAAATGCAGCCGCAGGGCGTTGTGTTCCTCGCGTTTCAGAATCCACTCCTGGTAAAACCAGTGTTTGGGTCCTTTGGGGTTGCAGGAGAACCACAGCTTATTTCCCTCGACGCTGCACCGGGCTATGGCCTGATCCACAAACGACTTAGGCATAAGCGGCACCTCATCCAGCAGCACCCCGGCCAGCGTCCGGCCCTGGATCAAAGCGTAACTGCTCTCGTCCCGTCCGCCAAATACCTCGAAATAGTTGACCTTCCGGCCCCAGCGGACCTCAAGAATCTTCTGCGACCGCCGCCACTTGGCAATGTATTTCTGCTTTGTCCGTGTCATGGATATGTACGGGATAATTATGTTCTCCGTGGCGCTCCCCACGGTCTTTCCACAGATACCAAACCTCCGCCCGTCAAACTCCCGCATAGCCCAGTCCACGAAGGCCACCATCATGATGGAAGTCTTGCCGGAGCGGACAGCGCCGTCACAAATGAGGGCGTCGTACTTGGAGTAGGGGAAAGCGAGGATTTTCTTTTGCTTTTTGGAAATCATTCTTCTTGTTGCTGAATTAAGGATTCCGCCAACAAGGTCTGGACTTCTTCGCTTATCTTGAAATTATTACCAGTCCACAGATAATTTTTGTTGTGGTAGGCAAGGATTTCAATAGCAAGTGCAATACGAACATAGTCCGTAGAATCTTTACAGTAGGTTTCGCAGGTTTTTATTGGATTTCTTTTATTCATCGCTCTCCAACCCCTCTCCCAATTCTCTCAGGCTCCGGCTTAGGTCGTCTTCGGTGGTTTCGTCCTTCGGTCCGTCATCCTTCGGTTCCCAAGTGCCCAGGTGTTTCCCCAGCAGCTCCAGGGCCTTAAGTTTATCCGCCATCTTGTATTTTTTGACATAGCCGATAAACTGCTTTTCGTCTCCATCAGACTCATACACGTCCTGTACGTCCAACCCAACCAAAGCGGCGGCGGTATCATCGTCCAGTTGCGATATATCCAGGGGCTTTCCATCCTTATCAAACATCTTTCGGATGTCGAAAAATCCAAGTTTTGCTAGCTCTGCAATCACCATGTCTTGGGTGATCTCTGTCCGCGTCTGCCGATTCCGCATAGCAACTTCAATGGCGACTGAGACGTTATTTTTCGTTATCAATTGCCGCCCAATATTCGGATCTTTGTACCCGGCCCGTTTCGCGGCGGCGGTGGCATTCAGGTCCACCAAGTATTCCTGTACAAATCGTTTCTGCTTTGGCGTTAATCCCATCTCACCACCTCACAGCCAAAATTATTTCTGGTAGCCCATCCGGGAATTAAACCTGGATCAAGCGGTTATAAGTCGCCCGCTCTGCCTTTGAGCTAATGGAACACATTGCAGATTCCTGGTGTACACCCCGACCAACTGCGCCATACATATGTCGTATGGCAATCTCTATACCTCCCCCCGCCTGGGGCGAACATGTCGTCCCAGGCTATGGGAAAGGAGGAAAAAGGTGGGGTGTAACTCACCTTAGAATGTATTATATCATAGCTGAAACAGGGAATTGCGCAAACTTGCCCCAGTTGAATTAAAAATTTTCACGGCCCAATAAATAGTCTGTGCTAACGCCAAAGTGATCTGCAATTGCAGCCAGAGACTCAGGCGTTGGCATTGACTCACCGTGCTCGTATCTCCGGATTGCAGAGTCTGAGAGGCCGCAAAGCTGCGACAACCTGCGTTTGCTTATTTGCTCCTGTTCTCTCAGTTTTTTCAGTCTGTTCCGGAATATCTTGTTTTGTTTTCCCATCCAGCCACCTCAAACTCTCCCGGCTGCAAGTATACGTGGTCTCCAGTGACACAGCATGCAGTGACGGAACCGTCCAGGCCCATCTTTGCCTCGTACGTCTCCCCGGCAAAGAGGATCGTTCCTGGGATGTCCCGTTGCATCTTAATCCGCACCGTTATGCGCCTCCCACCACTTCAACACAATTTCCACCTCCTCCCGCAGAGTAAGGGCCCCGCGGAGTCTGCCGTATGTAGTGCGGCGTTTCTTTGCCTCCTCTGTCATGGCAGCCAGGATCTGCAGGGGAGATGCGGGGGATCCGTCTGGCAAAATGATCATGTCAAGACCGCCTCCTTTGCCGCTTTCTTCGCCCAGACCACGCCCGGGTCCTTGTCGGTCAGCTCTCTGCCACTGGCGCATTTTACACACTTGATTCGCCACTTGGGTGCTCCCAGTGCTGGATTTCGGATTTTTTCAAAATGGCCGTAGCCGGGTTCAATCCACTGTCCACAGCAGTAACAGCGCCCGGGGTATTTATTTCTTGCCATAGTCGGTCTCCTTCCCGATGTATTTCTTGATTCTGGCTTTAATCGTGGCCGTCATAGCATTTTGCCCGTTAGTCTTCTCCCGCAAGGCGGCCATAGCGTCCTGTCTCACAGTCTAGTCCGTGGGCTGCCTGGGCGAGACACCACGCCACATCTCCCAGCTCTTTCACCATTCGCTCCCGATTCAGTTCATGTCCCTGGAACAGATGCTTTTTCAGAAGATCGGAACACTCTCCGCTCTCCCCGCACAGCCCCAGAACGCCATTCAGCAGCGGGCGCTCCATCGACTCCTCTGCAATTTTCCGCAAATCCCCACAGCCCTTCCAGTTCATTTCTGTATCCGCCTGAGTCAAAAGGCAACACCACCTTAGCGTCCGGTGTAATAATCGCCATAGCCACGTCCTTTCCGGGGTCTATGCCTATGTAAATCATTGAGGAATCACCTCCTATTTCATGCTTCTCTGGCTGACCGGCGAATCCTCCAGTCTGCGGCGGTAGGCGATCCATATTTTTCCGTAAGTTTCAAATTCATAGTCTGTCGCTTCGCCTGTAGAAGTAACGCATCGCAGAACCTTGTGTAAAGAGCAGGCAGTAATTGTCTCACAGGAGCAAAGCACCCAGCGGCCTGAACCTTCCAACCCAATCGTAACAGTCCAAACCGGATCCCCATCCATCTCCTGTAGCTGCTCCAGGGTCAGCGGGTCATTGGTCGGCGAGGCGATAGTTTTGTATTCCAAAATTGCGACTAAAGCGGCTTTGAACCCTCTCGCATAATCATCTGCATAATTATGATATAATATTTCAGCAAAATCTTTTTTAATCTCATCCGCATCAATCAGCTTCATTGTCTGCCTCCCTCTTTTTCAGCGCTGCCTCGGCTTCTTCGCGGGTCAGAAAGACGGTTTTCCCGAAAGCATTAAACGCAACATATTTGTGTTCCGTCTTATTACCTACTCAAGACGGAATCGTTTTTGTCATCCGTACTTTCCATCTAAATCCATCGTTTAAATATCCTGCAACAGTGTATTGTGAAATAGTTTTGTACGCTCTGCTGATACACCAAACCATATCCCCCACCTTGCAAGGCAGCACCATCAGCTGCCTGTCCTTCTCGGCCTGGGCAAGCTCCTTGGCCCGCTCTAAGGGCATGGCGTCCTCGTAGGCCGCAAAGCGATCAAGGCCATGCCTTTATCATTCCACATCGTCAGCCGCTCCATCATTCCCTCCAATCAATTCTCACATGTTCCGCCAAAAATCTCCTTTGCTAGCCGCATTTTCCGGGACGCCTCATCTCTCCGATACGCCGCTTTTTGAACCAGGACAGGCGTACACACCTCCAAAACCCGGTCATAAATCCGTTTGTGCGCCAGGTCCTTCGCTTCCTGGATTTCCCTCAGCGGCAGATTCGTCGTTACAATCAGCGGCTTGCGGGACTTATACCGCTCGTCAATCACGGCATAGACCGTCTCCAGCGCCATCTCCGTCCCCCGCTCCGCCCCTAAGTCGTCCAGTACCAGCAGAGAAAACCTGCCGGTCTTCTGCAGGAGCTCTTCCCGCTCGTCGAACCCGGCGGCAAGAATTCGCGGGAAACTCGTAACCAAGACCGGGTGCCCCCTGTCAATCAGCGTATTGGCAACACAGGCGGCGGCATAGGTCTTCCCGCCGCCGGTATCGCCCCACAGCAGCATTCCAACGTTCTCGGAGCGAACCTCCTTCCACCGCTCCGCATAGCGGCGGCACTTTTCAATCACAGCGGAATCGCGCGCGTTTTCAAACCGGCAGTTCCGCAGGCCCTTGTCCGCGATGCCTGTCAGCCGCAGGCGATCCGCTTTCAGCTGCTCCTCCTCCCGGCGCCGGCGCTCCCGCTCCGCCTCGTAGCGCTTATTCCCGCATTCGCAGAAGCAACCCATAACCCGCAACGTCTCTCCCATGCTGACGCGGCATTCCTTGGGCGCATGGCACTTTCCGCAGTGGAGCAGGCCGTTGTGCTCATAGTCTCCCGCCTCTCGGACTGCTGCGCATTTCTTGGCAAGGCGCTCTATGTATCCATCCATCACAGGCTTCCCTCCGTTTCTTCGTAGTCATAGGCCCGATGGCCGGATTTCTTCTCCCGGTTCTTCT